ACGAGATTACTACGCGTCTCGTGGGCTCGGAGATGTGTATAAGAGACAGAAGTCTTAGGGAACCATTGGAAGAAGAAAAAGGTCACCTCTGTAGAAGGCACCGGTACCTTGGGTGGTTATCTGATTAATTCAATTTGGGCCAAATATGGGATTCCCTATACTGACGAGCAAGCTGACCTTTATATGGATCTGGTCTTCAATATTGAGGACAAAACCAGTGAGGCTGGTAAGCAAACTATCCACCTAGGGCAAGTTAATTTGGATGATGTGCCGATCGTTGATTTCAAAGCAGATGATGATGTTATGCAATGGGAATCCGATTTCACGTTTGAAGAGATTGATTTGGTTCAAGAGTTTGATGGTAAATTCAAAGTTTAATTAGAGGAGTGTAACTAAAGTGACAGAAAACTTAAATGATTTTTTGCTAGAAAATGTTGATAACGAACCAGAAACAGAACAAATTGAATTCAAGGGGTTTAAATCGCCCTTTGTTATTAAATCATTAACTGCGGCTGAATTAAAAGAGATTCAGAAACGGCATACTCGAAAGGTTTTAAACAAACAAACACGAACAGTTACGGTTGATTCAGATGCTGATGCTATTAGTGATGATTTGATTGTTTCTTCAATTGTGGTGCCAGATCTTAACAACGCTCAACTGCAAAAGAGTTGGGGTGTGGTTGCAAATCCCGGTAAGCTGTTACGTAAGATGCTGCTAGCTGGTCAATATGGTGAATTAGCTGAAAAGGTACAAACGTTATCAGGGTTTGATGCTGAAGATTTAACAAGTTTGGTTGATGAAGCAAAAAAATAATTCAATCCGAGGAAGACTCGGATATTGGATACTATCTGTACGCAATGCATCATTACCATTGGTTACCAAAACAGTGGACTGCTTTAAGTAATCGAGAACGCGCAGTTATAATTGCAGGTATCGATTTGAGAATTAAAGCAGAAGAACAACAAGCAAGAGAAGAAAAACGAAGGACGCGAGCTAAAAAATAGCTGGCGTCCTTTTTAGTAGGGAGGTGTTTAGATGGCCACAATCAGTGCAACAATTCGAATTAATGATGGGTTTAGTTCAGCTTTAACATCTTTATCTTCAAAGCTAAGTGCAGCGGGAAATGCTATGAACCGATTGAAAGGGCAAGGGACTTCCACAGGCGGAATGTTTAAAAGCATGTTAGGTGCTAATTTAGTAGGAACTGGGATTACTAAAGGCTTAAGCCTCATTGGAACAGGTATGCGCAGCATGCTAAGCGAATTGAATAGCAGTAGTGCCGCTTGGCAAACCTTTAACGGTAATATGAGCATGCTTGGAAAATCGCAAGGCTCAATCACTGCCACCCGTGGAAGTCTGCAAAAATTTGCTCAACAAACTATTTATAGTGCATCAGATATGGCTAGTGCCTACTCACAATTCGCGGCAGTTGGAACTAAAAATACCTTGGGATTGGTTAAAGGAATGGGTGGTTTAGCTGCTGCTGCATCCGATCCCCAACAGGCGATGAAGACTTTAATGCAACAATCTGTACAAGCTGCAGCTAAGCCTAAGGTTCAATGGCAAGATTTCCGACTGATGCTTGAACAAACCCCAGCCGGAATGGCTGCTGTAGCAAAGACTATGCATGAAAGTACTGGTCAATTAGTTAAAGATGTTCAGGCTGGCAAGATTTCAACCCAAAAGTTTTTCAATGCAATTGCCAAAACAGGAACTAATGCCAACTTCACCAAATTAGCCACACAGTATAAAACTGTGGGTCAAGCAGCAGATGGGTTACGAGAGACTCTAGCTAATAAACTGCAAAATGCTTTTGACAGCACCAGTAAGGTTGGTATAAAAGCAATTAGTTCTTTAACAGATATGATCGGCAAAATGAATTTTGACAAAATGATTCCAGGATTAGTTAGCTTTGCAAAAGGTGTAGTAAGTGCTTTAACAACAGCTGGTAACGCGGTCAAGGATTTCTTCAGTGGCTTTGCTAGCAGTGGAGCGATTGGAGCAATTAAGAATACGTTTAGTTCGATTGGGAATGCAATCGGAAATATAACCAGCAAATTAAACCATGCCTCTGGCGGTAATTTGGCACAAACGTTAGGCTCAATTAGTGGTGCTGGGATTACCGTAGCAGCAAATGCAGTTACAATGTTAGCTAATGCTTTAGGGCGGTTATCGCCTGGCGAAATTTTAGCGATTGTTGGTGCTTTTGCTGGCTTTAAATTAATTGGCGGAATTATGATAGCAGCCGGAGCAGGCATAAATGCTTTTGCTAATGCAACCCAAGGGCTGAGTAAAGGATTATCATTTATCCAAAGTTTACCAGCAATGATAGCTGCTGCATTTTCACCAGTTGGAGCTATCATATTAGGAATCACAGCAATTATAGTTGCTGCAGTAGCAGCTTGGGCAACTGACTTCATGGGATTCCGTAGTGTAGTGTCTGGGATTGCTAGTGCTTTTGCACCGATCGTTAGTGCCGCACAACAAATGCTGGCTGCATTAGCTCCATTAGGGCCTGCTTTGTCAGCAATCTTTCAAACTATTGGAATTGGCGTAATTGCTGGAGTCGCTTTGGGATTTGCAGCTGTTGCTGATGCATTAATTCAGGTTGGTGCTGCGGCCATGATTGTAGTTCATGCTTTAGGAGCCGTTGTTAATACTATGGGTGCTGTCGGCTATGCTGTAACTGGACAATTTGGTAAAGCCGGACAAGCATTGGGTGACGCTAAGAAAGATGTGGATGGTATTGGCAATGCCTTTTCAAAACTTGGGAAAACTAATACTTTGGATGCAGTCATTTCTGCTTTAGGCCAATTAGGTACGAAAGCTGATGAAACTAAATCTAAAACCGGTAACATTAAAGTTAATGCGACTGGCAATGTATCGGGAGCTTTAACTTCATTAACACAATTGCAGACTCAAGCGGCTAAACCAATTAGAACTAAAATTGAAGCACCGACAGCTTTACCAACAAGTAATATATTTAGTCAACTTCAATCACAAGCTTCTAGCAATCCGATTCGTCCAAAAGTTGAAGCACCTAAACTACCGACTGGAAACGTCTTTAGTCAGTTACAAACTCAGGCGGCAAGTAATCCAATTAAAGCAAAGGTGCAAGCAGATACAAGTGCAACTGGTAATCCTTTAGCTAAATTGCAAGCGCAAGCAACCAACACACCTATTAAGGCAAAGGTGGCAACTCCGAAAGTTCCAACGCCAGTGATGCCTAAAGGGCAAACAATGCATGTTAATGTAGCTCGTCCTAAAGTGCCAACTCCAATTATGCCAAAAATGCCAACCATGCACGTAACGGTGGCTAGGCCGAAAGTGCCTACACCGACATTACCGCATTTGGGAACTATTCCGGCACCACATGTCAATCGTCCATCAATGGCTGGAATAATTGGTGCTGTGCGTTCAGGGATGACTGCTTCAGCTAGTGCCGCTCGATCTGGCGGTGCTCAAATAACCAGTGCAGTAAGGAGTGCAGTTAATAGTGCTGCCGCTGCCGCCAGAGCTGGTGCCGGAGCAATGCGTTCAGCTGGTGCAGCAATTGGCGCTGGTTTGGCTGCTGGGATGAATTCACAAGTTGGTGCTGTAGAGGCTGCCGCCAGTCGATTAGCAGCCGCAGCTGATAAAGCAGCTCGTGCTGCTGCTAAAGTACATTCGCCATCAAAAGTATTTGCAGAAATTGGTAGTTATATGGGTCAAGGCCTAGCAATTGGAATGAATCAAACCAATGCTTTGGTTGCCAGTTCGGGAACAAGTTTAGCAAATTCAGCAATTAATGCTGCTCATATGAAATCTGTCTTAGGCCAAGGGATGACGATTAATAGTACTCTGAGTGATCAAAGTACACCAACTACTTCTCCTGAACAGCTACAGACAATCCTGACATCTGGTCAATCCGTTAATCGTTCCTCGCAATCCAGCAATTCTTCCACAATTACGATTGCCAAAGGAGCAATTCAAATTAATAGCCAGGGTAATTCTCAACAAGATTTGGAAAGTTTGGTTCAACAGTTTGAAAATTATTTAGTCAACCGGCAGCGGAACCGTTTGGGGGTGGAAGGTAATGAGTAAAATGTCTAAAAGTACTCATATGGGCTTCTATATTACCTATGGTAAGAATAAAACGTTTGAATTGCCGGTTAATCCAGCCGAAGTCAGCATTAAGTACGAAACAGACGACAAGCAAACCAATATCATTAGTTATGGTGAAATTAACCAGATTGGTGAATATAAATTGCGGAAATTTGATTTTGATTTTGTGCTACCACGGCATATGAAAGCAACCCATTATCTGACAGCCAACAAGTTAAAATCACGTGCTCAGGATTATTTAAGCTTGCTAATTAAGTTGTATAAAGCTAAAAAACCAATTCGTTTTGTTATTAGTAGTACCGCTGTCAGTATTAAGATGACAATTGCTGGGTTTACGTTTGGTTTTAAAGATGGTTATGCAGACGAATACGCCTGTACTTTATCCTTACGTGAATATCGATCGTATGCGGCTAAACGGGTAAAACCCAAAAAGAAGAAAAAGAAATCTGCTAAAAAAGGCAAGACTCGCAGTAAATCTGCAGTAAAAGTTAGCCGTGGTTCAATTGTGGTTGCTACGGGCTCTCTATACAGTACAGCGGTTGGGGGAACAAAACTAAATGCAACTGTAAAAAATCGTACGGTAAAAGTAATGTTGATCTCACCAAATGCGAAATATCCGTATTATATCCAGACATTAACTAATCAACCTTTAGGCTGGATTAGCAAATCTAATGTTAGGGGGTCGTAGAAATGGGAGTGTCATTGTTTACGATTAAGACCAAAGGGGCTAAAAACTATTGGGATATTCGTAAGTTAGCTAGTAACGTTAAATGGACAACTGATGTAGATTATTCGGCCGGCCAATTGACATTTGATTTAGTTGAAACTAACGAAGGCTTTACGCCGAAAAATGGCGATGAAGTTCGCTTTTGGTGGAATGATGCTAAAACATTCTACGGCCGGATTTTTGATATTAAATATACTTCTGACGAAAAATTTAGCATTACAGCTTATGATAATTTGCGATATTTAAAAAATGAGGACACGTTAGTTTTTCCTTCTTCAACACTGACCCAACGATTTACCCAAGTATGCAAATTAGCTAAAATTCCCCATAAAGCTAAGGTGGTAACCAAGCATAAATTATCGCCGGTTTTAAATGATGATAAAAGTTATTTTGACATGTTAAAGTCCAGTATTAAGGAAGCTCGTAAAGCCAATGGCAATCATTACTTTGTTGCCGATCATTATGGCACAGTTGAATTACGTAAGGCACCGTATTATCGGACTAAAATTATTTTAGGAGATAAATCCAGTGCTGAAAGCTTTACATTTGAGAAGTCGATTGATAATGCTTATAACGCCATCAAAGTGGTTAAAACTAGTAAGAAGGAAAAGGCTAAAGTAACGGCCACTAAAATTGTCCAAGCTGGTAAGCAGGGCAACACATTGCAACGTTGGGGAAAACTGCAAAAGATTGAAAAAGTAACTAAAGACAAAACTAATCTAGCTCAAATGAAAGTTCGGGCTAGTAATTTGTTGAAACTATATAATCGGCAAACCTATAAATTGAGTATTACTTGTACAGGTAATCAAGCATTAAGGGCTGGTAATTCAGTATATGTAAAACTATCCAGTTTAAAAGATATTGGTTTGGGAACCAAGCAATTGGTTATTACCAAATCAACCATCACATTTGACCCGAATTACACTGCTGATTTAGAAATCAAGGTGAGAATGTCATGACAGGTGATACATTATTAGACATGATTAATAGCCGTGGAGGAAATCCCAATGAGTATAGTGACATCGTTCCAGGAAAAGTGATTAGCATTTCACCATTAAAAATTCAATATTCATCAACGGCAATTTTAACTGAAGATTTTTTAACTTTAGGAGAACACGTGACTAAGCATACAGTTAAAATGACTTACCAAGATCGTTCGGATAGCGGTGATATCAAACGAACAGAAACCGTTACAATTGATCAATCGTTAAAAGTGGGTGATGGCGTATTAATGTTGCGTGGTGATGGTGGTCAACGTTTTTTAGTTTTAGAAAAGTTAGGTGACACAAATTGAATGATGAATTAGATGAAGTCCAAGATTTAATAGATGATGCTAGCATTCCAGTGGTAACTGAAACGGAGGCAGACGATGATATCGATCAAAACCTTAACGATGATGGCAGTCCAACCACAGGTGAAACTGATGATGTGGAAGAAGAAACTTCCCCCACCTACACATATCAGGTTAAGGCTGGACGAATTATTCAGATGACAGATGGTAAAGACGCAATGCTACAGGCAATCGATAAATTACTACAAACGGTTCGATTTGCTTATCCAATCTATGATGAAGATTATGGTCATGATTTAGAAGATCTGTTAGGCAAAGAGTTACCGTATGCTCAAACAGAAGTCGAACGATTACTAACAGAGGCTTTAGAAGCAGATGACCGAGTTTTAGATGTGGAAGTACAAGATATTGTGCCTGACACTAAAGGTTTTCTGACTGTAACAGCATTGGTTACCACGATTTATGGAGAAATTAGTATTAGTCCGGAGGTGATGATTAATGAGTCCTAGTGAATTAGTTGCAGAAATTCGTAGTCATGATTTTGATTACTATCTAGATGAATTGATGGATAACGTTAGTGACGATGTGGATAAACGAGAGGGGTCCATTATTTATGATGCTTTGGCTCCTGCTGCAACGGTTTTGGCCGAAGAAGCAATTACTTTGGCTAACACGATTGAATTTATTTATACGCAAACTTCCACGGGTGAGTTTCTAGATTACCGTGCTGTTGAACGAGGAACCAGTCGAATCGCTGCCACCAAAACGCAAGTTAAAGCCATTGCTATTGATCGAAATAATCTACCTGTTACAAATATTCAAATTGGTGATCGGTTCGCTTCGATTGGGGATGAACCGATTTTTTATACCGTCATTAAAGTAACCGATGATATTAAAACGCAGCTTAGTTCGTCACAGGCAATTGCTGACAAAGGCGGAGCAACTTTTTCAGCTATGGCTACTGATGTCACCGCACCAATAATTATTTTAGAAGCAGAAGAGTTGGGCACTAGGCCCAATGGATACAAAGGCCAAATCTTACCAGTTTCCTATAACGATGTCTTAAGCTATGCCGAAATTACAGAAATAACGGTACCGGCTAGAGACAGTGAAAGTGACGATGATTTACGAACACGTTTATTGTCTCCGGACACTTACAATGCTTATGGTGGTAATATTGCAGACTACGTTGATATGTTAGACCGAATTGAAGAAGTTGGTGCGGGACAAATATACCCCGCTTGGCAAGGAGGCGGAACTGTAAAATTAGTTATCGTGGATAATAATTTCTTACCAGCGTCAGATGAATTAATCGCTTCGGTTCAAAATGAAATTGATCCAACTCCAAGCGGAAGTGGTTACGGATTAGCTCCTATTGACCATGTTGTTACGGTTACTGCACCAACTGAATTAAAAATAGATATTACCAGTACAATTACGTTTGCTACGGGCATTGATGAAACAACCGTAAAAAATAATATTAATCAAGCATTGCAATCTTACTTTGGCAATTTAAGAAAAGGTTGGGCAGTAATTGATGCTACCATTGGCCGGGGATATAACGTAACTGTTTATCGTTCACAGATCTTAGCGGAGATTTTAAAAATTAACGGCGTAACTAATGCCACTTTGCCGACCTTAAATGATCAGGAATCTGACTTGAAATTACAAGCGACTAATGAAACTTCTGAATTACCAGTTTTAGGGACGGTGACATTGAATGACTAAATTAATGGATTACTTACCGGATTATTACCAAGGTGTTCGGGAAATGGACCGATTGCTGAATGGAGAGCAATTGACACTGGATGAACTAGAGACATTTGTACGTCAATTTTTAAGCAATCAATTTGTGACCACTGCGGATGAAACCGGGGTTAAGTTAATGGAATCTGAGTTAAGTATTGTCCCCAATAGTACTGATACACTGCAACAGCGTAAGAATGTAATCTTGCTACGACTATTACCGCCCGCAGCCATTACATGGCCATACTTTAAGCAACTAATCCAGAACCTGAATATTCCGATTGATCTTCAACGAGATGTCATAAAACAAACAGTTTCGGCGATGTTTTATAATAGGCTACCAACTTCAACAGAGATTAAACAGCTTCAATATATTTTTAATACATTGATTCCAGCAAATATGGTGACCAAATTATTTACACCGACTGAAACCCAAGTCAGCTTTAAGCAATACTATGGCATTGCTACGGTAATTCAGGTTGAAACAGTAGTAAATGCGAAAGGAGCAAATTAATGAGTGAGTATCATGATTCCCAACTAACCGCTTTCGGTGCTGATTTAGCTCAACGAGCCAGTAACGGTGATACTAAATTCACAATTACCAAAGCGACGTCTACGGCGGATGATTTAAGCCAAACGGATTTAAGCCAATTAATTACATTACCACATGAAAAGCAGACTGGTGAAATTGATCGAATTTTGCCTGATCCAAATGGTGGAACGAAAGTTAAAGGAACAAAAGTTAGTTTTGATAATTTAAACTTAACTGAAAGTTATCCCATCCAGGCGATGGCATTGTATGCCAAAGAAGATGTCGATGGAGCTAAAGAGCAACTTTATGCAGTCACTACTGCAGCGGATCCAGAAACAATGCCCAAGTCAGATTCAACGGTTATGTTCACCTTTTCTGCTTCAATTTATGTAATTGTTGGTAATACCAGTCAGGTAACCATTAACGTAAACCCTGATAGTTTTGCAACTAAGGAATATGTAGCTGATGCCATTGCTAATGTGAAGGTTGATACGTCAGACTTAGCCAAATTAAGTCAAGATAATTATTATACCGGTGATAATCAATTTAAATACGATCCAGTTAATAAAGATGGCGATGCCTACGGGCTTGCTAAAAATATTGATACTAAAGTTACGGACAACGCCGACGGCACGATCACGGTCAACGGGAAGACTTACACACCGGCGGATGACAGCAAAGTTGTGCATACTTCCGGTGATGAAGAGATTGCCGGTACTAAGACGTTTGACACAGCACCAATTGATAAAACAACTGGCAATCCGTATATCACAGCGAAGACGCCCGGAATTCCAAAGCTGGCAGTTAAGTACAACACAACTAGCAAAGCCTTTGAATATACACTGACTGCGCCTGAGAAGGACGGTCTCAGTGACATCATACAGTACAATTTGCTGTGGAAAGATCATAGCGTGGATGACTGGACAACGGTCATTGTTAAACCGGATGCCTTAACCGGCCAGCTCACTGGCGTTGACATTACGAAGACGTATGACTTCAAAGCGGCGGCCCAAAACGCGGTGGGTTCCAGTGACTCTACTGATGTGATTACCTTGGGGACCGCCGCAGTACCGGGAATCCCGTCACTGACAGTTGAGTACAACGCTGGCAAAAAAGGCTTTGACTACACGGTCACGGCACCAGAAAGTGATGGTGGCTCTGAAATCACCGGATACAGCCTGGAGTATCAAAAGCAAGGTGGCACGGAATGGACGAAAGTCGCATTAAAGCCTGATAGCCTTACTGGGACGGTTGCTGATGGCATTGAAGCCGGAAGCGATTACTTGTTCCGCGTTAATGCTGAAAATGCAGTCGGGTCAAGCGACTACTTTACGGTCAGTGACCCATTGCCAACCGTGGACGGTAACATTTACGGCGTTAGTTGGGATGGCTCCTCATCCGGGGCCTTACAGCGGACCGATGCTGCGGTGGGACTAAAAGCTGGTATCAATGGCGCTCAAAATGACTTTGATACTCGCGGCCCGTGGGGGTTGATGGATAAAACCGTCACCGATTCGTATGGTAATGCGTTTGTCCGGGTACCGAAATTCTATATCCGTAAAACCCAAGATAAAAGTAAACCATTAAGTACCTGGCAAGTTTCATTGGTTAAGCAAGGCGCTGACTGGTATCTCCCAAACTGCTTCTATGATTTTGACAATAAGAAAGAGCTAGACTATGTCGATGTTTCCCGATATGAAGGATTCATTGAAAGCGGTCGTTTAAAGTCGGAATCCGGGGTTACTCCAACGGCAAATTTGGATATTAACCATTTCCGAACTTTAGCAACTGCGCTTAATGTTGATGGCAAAAATGGCTATCACTTGTGGGACGTGCATACACTAGACGCCTTGCAAGTTCTGTTCACGATTGAATTTGCGACTCTCGATTCCCAGTCAATTATGAAAGGGAACACCGATAACCCTGGGAGCTCCCTAATAAATACCGGAGCTACTGACAAGGTGAAAGGGTCATCTGGATTCGTAACCAGCGGTTCCGCACCAATGACTTACCGCGGGATTGAAAATCTCTATGGCAACTTGGGAATGTGGACAGACGGCTTAAATATTAGTAACTCGTCTCTATACTCGTGCGATGACGCAACCAAGTATGCGTCAGACGTGTTCACAAGCCCCTATTACAAGCTCAATTATTCATTAAATTCTGGGAGTTCAAATATTACCGGTCTTGGAGTTGATAAAGATCATCCAAGTGTTGAGGCGCCTACTTCCTTTAACAATGACCAATACAACACTTACTATCATGACCAGGGCAGCGTTAATGGCAGTGGTAACTATGTGGTATACACTGGTGGCGGCTACCCTTGGCACGCCGGCGGCTCCGGTCTTTGGTTCTGGAACGGCGGCAGCTTGTCGGCTGGCGCGTACTCCGATTTCTGCTCTCGCCTCATTAAGAAGGCTTTGTAATTTCAATCAAAAAAGCAAAGGAGATTATCAAACATGAAAACAATTTACGCAACCGCACCGGCTGATAAGCCGGCTGGATATGCCGTGTACGCTTTAGACCCGGTGCCCTACGGGGTGGACGAGTATATCGGTTGGAAGATGGTCAAGATGAAGCAAACGCCGGCCCTAGATGATAATGGCAAACAAATCATAGGCTCGGACGGCAAGCCACAAATGTTGTGTGTGGATGATCCAGACGCCGAAGTAACTTATGACCCGCACACCCAGGTGCTTAAACAGCTGGATCAGGCCGTTCAAGTGGCTGCTAAAATTGGTGGTGCCCAAGCACAGCTAAAAGTAACGGTTGACGAATCTAATAAGGCAATGGCAAAAATTGGTGGTCAACTGGCGCAACTGCAAGCATCCACTAAGAGCACAGATGCAACTAACTAGGAGGCTATCAAAATGGATTTTGAAACAATTTCATTTTTCTATGGGTTAGGCTACCTGACTCCAAATATTGAGTGGTATACGCAATATGGCTTTATCACGCCTGACCAGTACAAACAGATCACTGGCAAAGATTACCAAGCGCCCACTACTAAATAGTGAGGAGTTTTAATTTTACCCAAAAATAGAAGGGAAGTGAGGCCATGTCATTAAGCGATGAGGATCATCAAATGTTACTGAAACATGGCAAAAAATTATCAGACCATGAAAGACGCATTACTGATCTCAACAATAAAATGACTGACACTTTAAAGAGTGTTGATGAAAGTAATAAGTATTTACGAGAACAGAATACTCGAATTTTAGAAGCTGTCATTCGTGGAAACGAAAAGAATGAAACTCATAAAAACGAGATGGAAGTTATCAATCGTCAAAACCTGTGGAAGGTGGTAACTATTGCGATTGGTTCAAGTTCCGTGATTTATTTAATTCTACAACAGTTAATGCACTTTATTCATTAGGAGGATATTATGAATTTTATTCAACAATTAAATTTGGGAACGACTGCAGAAATGTCATTAATCTTTGCAGTCGTTTTTTGTATAACTCAGGCTTTAAAGACGACCGTGTTAAACAACAAGTGGCTGCCGTGGATATCTATGATTGTTGGTGTGTTCGCCGGATTATTGGCTGCCGTCATCAACGCCGACAGTTATTATTTGTCAAGCGCTGTCCTGGGGTTATTAATTGGTGGCTTTACCAGCGGGCTTTTTGACGGTTTTAAGGGATTCTCAACAAATAAGGAGGATAAAAACAATGGGTTATAAAATTAATCGCAATTACGCACTTTCAGCGGGACAAGGCGACAGTCGATTAGCGGCTAAAAAGTATATTATCGTCCACGATACGGGGAATGATAATAACAAGGGCGCTAATTCGGCTAAGAATGAAGCTTCTTATATGAAGCAACACTGGAATAATGCATACACCCATTTTATTGTGGATGACACAGCAATTTATCAGGTTGGTGAACCGGGTTATGTGGCTTGGGGTGCTTTGAACGCTAATCCATACAGTCCAATGCAAGTAGAATTAGCCCATGTTAATTCACAGTCACGATTCCGAGAGTCGTATACACGTTATATTTGGCTTATTCGATACTATGCAAACAAGTACAATATTCCACTCACTCTTGATGGTTCTGGTAATGGTATTAAATCACATCTGTGGGTTACTAACAATTTCGGTGGCGATCATGTGGATCCATACGGGTATTTATCTAAGTGGGGTGTTAGCAAAGCGCAGTTTGCTAAAGACTTAAAGAATGGGGTGGGGAGTACTTCTACACCAAAGAAAGCAAGTTACTTCACCTGGCGCCCACATTGGATTTATACCCAAGCAGCAGTTAAAGCCTATAAAGACATTAAAGATGTTGGAACTGGAAAAAATGTTTCCAAGACTTATCCACCAAAGACGCAGTTAAGCACTAAAGATTTAAAAAACAAGAGATTCCAATTAACAAATGGTCTGTGGGTTACCGCAAATAAAGACTTTGTAAACAATCTTTACTACACACCATCTGGCAAAGTCAAAACTGTGCAGTCTGTGCGTGGAACATACAGATACAAAGATTTAGCCTTTAAACAAAAGGTTGACGGATTTTCTAAAGGTACAAAGTTTGATGTTGTGAAAGTTGTTAAGTACGGCCACACATCACGGTTACAATTAGGAAATGGCATGTACATTTCTGGGAACAAACTTATCAATAAGTACGTAGAATAAACTTTTGCCTCACTCGATTAATTTCGGGTGGGGCTTTTTTTGTTATTTCTATATGTAAGTTGACATATATGTAGGATGTCATATAATGTATTTAAAAGGAGATGTAATATTGATAAACCAAAACATAAAGATGTTAATTGCTGATAAGTCCATTAGTGCCTACGAGATAGAAAAGAAAACTGGAGTTAGCTCATCCACAATTATAAATATTAGAAATGGTAAACGATCAATAAAAAACTTATCACAGGAAACTGGTGAAAAATTAAATCATTATTATTTGGAAATTCATAAACCGGAACAAGTATTTTGGGATGAAGAAGATAAAACCATGTTATTATCAGTCATTAATGACGATCCAAAACAGCATTGGGTAGTTTCCATACGGAAAGTAAGGACGCTAACAGATACTGGGGAAGTTGCTGATAGAGAATATCCCATTGAGATTAAGATTCCTTCATATAATTCTGTATTGAATCATTTGGTGAATAAATATTGGAATAAGTATGATACGTTGCAGAATCAAATATATGCAGACAAAAATTTTCCAATTCCAATACAACCGGTTTATGTGGATTATGCTCAAATGTCTTTTATCAATTCGGAGGAAATGCTGCCCATTATTGAAAAACTAAGAACATATTTAAAAGTACACAAAACAATTTACGGTGATAAACTTGAAGAAGATAATGAGACAGTGTTGCATCGCACGATGACAGCCTTTTTATATGCTAATACTTCTAATCCAGATTATTCAAATTGTCTTATTTTAACTCTTGAGCCAATTCCAGGCATAATGAGCCTAGCAAGCCATCAGTTATAAATAATGAAAAAGCGCCCACATTGGACGCCTTTTTATTGGTATACTTCTTAAATCTTCTATGTAAAAATCCGTCCCAGAAATCAAAATATTTTGGTATTCAGTATGGTATTCAATCAATACTTTCACTAACAAAACCTTGTCATATTAACTGATTGACAATTTAGACTCGAACCCAGCTAGCCCAATAATTGATTGTTACCCGTTTTCATAGGTTGTCAAAAGCCTGTGAGGACGGTTTTTTCTTTGCTCTCGATTGTCATGAGGTGTCACTAATTGTCAGTGAAATGGTATTCAATATGGTATTCAATTTTGAGTGATAGGAGTAGATCCTTCAAAATTACCTAAATTGGTCTACTCTAAAAGTTTAGATATTTTGCGAGCTTCTCAGTTGCCTCGTTCGATTCTTTGCGCGTAGTGGCCGTGTAGATGTCCATAGTAGTTTTATAGGACGAATGCCCTAACTGTTCCTGAACTGCTTTCACAGACGCCCCAGACTCGAATGAGAGGGTAGCATAGGTATGCCTGAATGCATGGACGGTGACTTTCTTCAAGTCGTAATTACCAATCACATGCTTTAGCCACACTTGCGGCTTAACTGGCTGGAACATTTCGTTTTTTTCATTAGCAAAAATGAGGTTATCTCCGATAGGAAATCCCATTGCTCCTAAAAACTTTTGTTGTTCTTTTTGCCAATTACGCAAAATTTGGGCAGTCTTAGGGTCAATATAAGCCGTTCGACGACTTCGGGCAGTCTTGGGTGATTGAATCACCAAACGGTTCCCAGCACCGCGAGATTGCGTTTTATTGATATCAATTGAGCAGTCTTTAAAGTTAACATCACTCCATTTAAGTGCTAACATTTCAGATTTTCGCATCCCCGAAAAAGCAGCTAATCTAAAGAAGACATAGGCTTGGGGAATTTGGTCATCATCTTTCAAACACTCAAAGAAGTGTTCCAATTCCTGCTTATTGTAGTAATTCTCAATATTTTGCCGTGTTCGGTCGTCTGTCTGGCGAGGAATAATGACACCTTCTACCGGATTGGACGTAATTAACTGCATGGTAATGGAGTATTTGAGTACTTTACCGGCGTAGTTCAGGAAACGATGGTATTGACGTAGCCCATCGTTAAACCATTTATTAACGGCCTGTTGACACATCGGTACCGTGATCTTTTCAACCCGATATTTTCCAAACACAGGTAGAATATGCAACCGAAAAATTCGCTGGGTGGTTGCCCAGGAAGATTCCTTGACGGTATTTTTGTACTGGACAAACCACATTTCGTAAACATCTTCAAAGGTGTATATTTTGGGCTTCTTTTCGGCTTTAAAGCCGTATTCACTAACCTGCAACTCCAAACGACTTAATGCTAATTTCGCTTCTTTCCGACTAGTGAAGCCACGGCGAGTTGTTCGTTGCGCTTTGCCGGTTTCGGGATTGATCCCGATATACATATTAAACTGATAACGTTTTTCTCCATCACGATTTTGATACTCTTTTATTTTTGTCATTTTATTTTCCTCTTCTACCCTGGGACGGATTTGAAAGGAATATTGCGGCATCACCACCTTTCATGTAGTATTAAGTAAAAGGGCATATTTATCCCTTGTATATGTATCATCCGGCAGCACATCCTAAACTTTGGCGAGTGGGGGATGTGCTTTTGTATTAATTAGTGATGATGATTTCTTTCGAACCAATCGAACAATCCGATTAGAGCAAAAGCAGCATCCTCAGATTCCTTATCACTGAGAACATCACCATTATATCGATACTGACCGCCATTGAAATAGATAGCAATCCAGCGTTTTAATGTATCACGTAATTCTATTCGATCCCCGTTATAAATAACGCCGTTTGATTTCATCATTTCAATTAATGGGTCTTTCAATGTAATCACCTTATTAATCAAATCATATTTTTTTGTTGTGTTATTGTTTAATTAAGTTCCATCGTACCTTTTTTGTAATCTAAAAAGCCATTGCTTACTTCAAGTTGTCTAGAGGAAGATTTTAAAACACTAAATGGGACATCAAAAACTATATATCCATGCATAACCTGATCAGGATTTAAGCTTTCGAGAAAAAAGCTGTGCTTAATAGATCCATCATTTGCTTGATTAGCTTGCATTGTGGCTTCTGCGTCAGCACTATACGTTTTCCCATTATTTATAATTTTAAAATCTGAAGTATCAACGGTAACTGCTTCGGTTGAATTATTTCTAGCAGCAATAGATAGTACATAGTAAGTTCCTGTAGCTTCGGTTTTTAAATATGCATTACCCGCTTTTTTTGAATAAGACTGATTATAGACTTTATAACTCATTTTTCCGATGGAAGCTACATCTCCCAGTGCTGTGGTTTCAGGAGTATTTTCTTTTACTGTTACCTTATGAGTCTGCGTAGATGACTTTGCTGTGCTGGGGTTTTCTGCTGAAGGGGTAGAATCAGATAAAGCATTACCTATTCCACCCAGAACGATAAAAATCGCAAGTATGATAAACCAACCCCTTTTGTAAAAGGGCTTCTTTTCTTTTACCAAATACGTTTTTCCGTTTTCCCCAGTTACTTTTCTTTTCATAATTACCTACTCCTTAAATTTTAATCAGCTTTTAATGTCTTCAGTGTTTGGACATTCGTTAGTTTGATTTTTCATACATATAAATTTCATCCACAGCAGTCTCAAATAAGTGTTGTGGAATATCAAAACAATCCATAAATTCTTGAACGTTGATTTGTTCTAATTCTTTTCCCTCGAAATAGTAGGGTAGCAATAACCGGATTCCACCACGATCAGCAGCTAGTTCAATTCGTGGATCACTGTGGATGGATTCAAAACCTATCAACTGGTGATATGAACGGTCACCATTTAGAACATGAGTAATTTCATGACCAATTTGTAGAGGAATTTGGCGTGGACGATAATATCCCATATTGATAATAATCTTTCGTCTCTTAGTATCAGCTAATGAAGGCGTATGTGGATCCAAAAAATGGGTTAATTCATACCCAATGTTATGATCAAATGCATAGTTCAGTAAATCTGTTATTATATCGTCCACCAATCTCACTTCCCCAATAATCTTTTTATTATCTCCATATCCTCTTCAGGAATCGGCTTGCCATCAAAAGTTAAGATGGCATCATCTTTACTTAAGTCTACAGTAGGTTTGTCTTTTGCGCCATTAGGATTATCGGTTTTACCCAATAAATAATCTACAGAAACGCCCAAGACTGTGGCAACTTTGGCTAGTCTGCTAATACTTGGATCTTTCTTTTTCCATGCGTATATGCTATTAATACCTAATCCGGCTTTCGTTGCGACTTGTTGAAGGCTTAAGCCATGGTCATCAGCGATCTTCTTAGTTCGTTCATATGTTGTCATATCAGTTATCTCCCTAATATGACGAATTAAAATTACTCGATAGAATAATTAATTGTTGACATATTTATTCGATCGGGTTATTATTAATTCATCAAGTAATTCAGCAACAAAAAAAGTATTACTATTGGCAGAGTACTTTGGCGAGTATGCTAATAGTTCACTCTTAATCGCTTATTTAATTATGGCTTCATTTTACTCTATCGAATAATTTAAGTCAATTACTTGATGAACAAATAATAGGAAGGAGATGGTTAAATGACCGAAGAAATGGTAGTTCATGCTGCTAATGAAATCAAAAAGAAAATCAAAGGTGCCTTACTTGATCGGGATATGACCCAAGTTGAGTTGGCAAAATTACTTGACGTAAATGCCCAAGTACTAAATCGGGCAATTCATGGCGATATGTCGCCACGTTCAATTGAGATTCGAACGCAAATTTATAAGGTGCTAGCGATCAAGTAGAGGAGAAAATAACATGGCAAAACCACGTTTAGTTTTAAAAAAGAATCCTGCTAAGCCACGAGTATCAAAGCTAATCAGTATTGATGCCGATTTACATGAGCAGTTATTGGATATTAAAAGGGAGACGGGCTTAACTGTTACAGCGATTGTCAATAAATTTATCGCATATGGTGTAAAAAATGTTGAAATCGAAGAACCCCACGATGATGAATAGAGGTGACCGGCATGGAGCAGTTAGTGGAACCACGGTATCTAAGCTATAAGCAAGCCATGGATTACATGGGTATCGGCAGTTACAACACATTGCACCGCTACATTGATATTGGTCTGAAAGTCACCATGACCCCATTTGGTGCCAAGATCGACAAACACGACATTAATGAGTTTCTGAAGCAATACAAAATGTAAAAATCCCTGGGACGGATAAACGAAAGGAATGAGATCAATGTTAGATACAGTTTGGAACTATATAAGTTGGGGGCTTTGGTATTTGTTAATTGGAGGAATTGGATGGCTTGTCATTGATATGTTCAAGCATCCGAAAGATTGGTTTGACTAGTTTGTATGTATTGATTGGCATATTTGTCTTGGCGTTTGTATTAGAGCAATTTGATATAACTGGGAAAAATCATAGGAAAGGACGGAAGAAATGATGGAAAAAAGATGGAAATACACGGATGCACCAGACATTTATTACCAGGACTTACTTGGTGCTACATTGGTTGATGAGCTCGACCAGTTAAATAAAACGCTCCAGGTTATCGCAAGTAACCAAGAGCGCAAACAAACGATTGATATTAAAGCTGTTGAGAACATTATTCGGAATCACTTTGAGAATCTACCAGGAAGTATTTTAAAATATCTCGGTTGATTTTCAAGTATTGAAAGGTGGTGAGTAAATGTCGTCACAAAACAAAAACGCCCACTGGGCGCAACCAGTAGGCGTTAGAAACTTCAGCAAAAATATTTTCTATCTAAATGATACCCGAAAAGGAGGCTTATGGCAATGGATTCAAACACTTCTGAAATCTTAAAAAGTATTGAAAACACGAAAAAGATTATCGCAAAGTTGCAAATTGATGATGGCTTCTTGCCGGCTGAATATGCAATTTTGGATTATCAAAACGACCAATTAAAGGAGGTAATTCTAAATGGCAACCCTTTATGAACTTACTGAGCAATACACAGAATTATTAAATGCAATCGAAACTGATGATCCAAAGTTGTTGGAAGACACAATAGCATCAACTGGGATCAATGAGGATCTGAACAAAAAGTTCGAAGGTTATGGCCAAGTGATCAATCAGGCTAAAGCTGACATGAACGAAGTATTCGAGGAGATTAAACGCCTGCAGACGAAAAAGCGCACCTATGACAACAATATCAAACGCCTCAAGCAAGCGTTGATTGATTCTCTAGCAGCCGTTGGTAAAGACAGGATTAAGACACCCCTGTTTAGCTTTTCAATTAAGAATACCCGTGCCGTGGATGTTACCAGTATTGAAGATTTACCGGTTGATTATTTAGTGCCACAACCAAGTAAACCTGACAAGAAGGCGATTAAGGAAGCCATTGAGAGTGGTCAGGATGTCCCAGGGGCAACTATCAAATTTAATGAAAGCTTGGTAATTCGTTAATCAGGAATCGAGGTGTAAGGGGATTGTTTCAGTTACGTGATTATCAAACTGAAGAATTAACGAAAATTGTTAATTCTATGAAAAAAGGTCATCGGTCAATTATGGTACAGTCCCCACCCCGGACCGGTAAAACAGTGATTATGGCTGAAATTGCTCGGCGGACAACGGCTAATGGGAAACGGATTTTATTCATTGTGCACCGTAAAGAGATCGTTGATCAGGTGATCACCACCTTTAAAGGCCAACAAGTCAATATGAAATTGTCTCAGATTGGCATGGTGCAAACTTTTACGAGGCATGTCGATAAATTAGCCACTCCAGATGTGATCTTTGTTGATGAGGGACACCACGCTTTAGCTAAGTCTTATCGACGAATCTTGTCTGCATTCCCGAAGGCGTACAAGCTGTTATTTACGGCCACCCCTTATCGAATGAGTGGTGAAGGCTTTGACAAGATTGCTGATGATTTAATTATTGGTAAACCGATTGACTGGTTAATTGAACACCACAATTTAGCACCGATGGAATATTATGCTCCAAAACAAATTGACACCGCATTGTTAAAAACTAAGCGAACTGGTGAATTTAGTGAGGAAAGTATTGCTAAAGCAATAAAACCCAAAATTTATGGTAATGCCGTTAAAAATTACCAGGAATTGGCAAACGGTAAGCAAGCCATTGCCTATACCTACAACGTGGCAAGTGCCAAGCGGTTAGCAGAAGCATTTAATAATGCCGGAATAAGTTGCCAGGCGGTATCAGGAAAAACACCAAAGGATGAGCGAGATCGAATCATTCAGGATTATCGAGAGGGCAAAATTCAGATTATCACTAACGCTGAATTATTTACGGAAGGGCTAGATTTACCCAATGTTGATTGTGTGATTATGTTACGGCCAACGCAGTCGCTGTCGTTGTATTTACAGTTTGCCATGCGGTCGATGAATCCACGCAAGGGTAAAACCGCGATCATTATCGATCATGTTGGCAATGTCGAACGATTTGGATTACCAACTGATCATCGAACCTGGACACTTCAAGGTAGTAAGAAGCAGAAAACCAATTCAACGACCGCAGTTGTTTCAAGTGTAACAGTCTGTGAACACTGTTTTGCCACGTTTTACCGTAAGGGTGATACTTGCCCGTTCTGTGGAGCACAACTTACCAAAGATGAAGAAATTGAAGTTGTGGAAGATGCCAAATTGGAGCGGGTAGACACCAAAGTTAAACAAATGGCCAAACAAATGATGGAATCTAATGTTGCTATGAACGTGGCTGACAAGAAACCAGCAGAGTTAACCAGCATGGCGGAATTACAAGCTTATGCCAAACTTCATAAATACAAGCGTGGTTGGGTATTCTACCAAGCTAAAGCGAAAGGACTGATTAGAAAGTGAGTATTTTACCAGAAAACAAAGTACACAAACCTAAAAGTACGCCACGAAATTTCTTTATTTTTGGAAAAACCATGAGTGGCAAAAGTTATTTAGCTGAACGATTCCCAAATTCATTGATTTTTAACACGGATGACAATTCCGAATCCGGAATTCGACCAGCAATTCAGTTGAGAAACCAGCGGAATGCGGAAGGGAAGCTAACTCAATCGATTATTGACCAGTTAGATGAGTATCTCTTAGCGTTGCAAACAGAAAACAACACCTATGAAACCATTGTGATTGATGTCATTGAAGATGTGGTATTCATGTTGGAGCAAGCGATCTGCATGGAAAACGATGTGAAAGCTTTGTCGGATATTCCATATGGAAAAGGTTACGCCATGTTTAATGCAGCGTTGATTGGGCTGGTAACGGAATTAAAACAGTTGAATATGAATGTGGTTTACATTAGTCGAGCAGTTACTACCGGTGAAGGAATCACAGAACACGAAATACCGGCGCTCAAAGAAAAATACTACAACGTGGTTAATGGTAACTGCGACTTAGTTATTCAAACCCAACGAATTGGTAAACGATACATTCGTCGAGTAACTGACCGTCGTAAGCATTATCAACGCGACCAAATTAAAGATCCTAAGATCTTAAATATCTTGGATAACATTTCTGGAGTATTTGATAAACCGATAAAAACAACCAAGGAAGAACAAAACAAGATTGTTGAAAAAATTGACGAAGAAAAAGGAGATCATTAATTATGAGTTTACGAGATATGGCTAACAATGCACTAAAAGATTTTAACGCCAAAAAGGATAACCCAAACACTTTTAATTCACTACCATCTGGTGACTACTTAGTTTCATTTGATGGGATGGAACACCGCCATTCTGATAACGGTTGGGATGGATTAAGCATTGCAGTCACCGTCATTGATGGTGAACAAGCCGGTCGAAAAGATTTCAATGGATTCAATTTCGATACCAAGTCAGCCAACGGTAAGGATATTCCAGAAAGCGTCATTGCCACTAGAATCAAACTAGTTGCCAAACTTGCTAACGCATTAGGAATTACTCTAAATGATGATGACTGGGACGATATGGACACCCTTTCCGCCGCCTTCTTGGGTTCTAAAGGGACACCGGTTCATATGAAGTTAGATGTGCGAGAAAACAAAAAGAAGCCCCAATATCCATACAAGAATTATGACTTCTCTCCGGCAACCAAAGAAGAAGCTAATAACGATCCCATTGACATTGACGACGATGATCTGCCTTTTGACTAAATTTATTTGACGCAGTGACGTTATCCACCAACAGGGTGAAATGCCCTTTAAAGTGAGGTTAGAACATGAGGAACTTAGTAAATTATGCCATTAAGTATGCTGAATTTGGTTTTAGTGTCTTACCAATGGCTGGGAAACGCCCTCTGATAAAATTTGCTGATCAACCTCCCTTAACCGTTGAGCAGGTTAAACAGGTTTGGAAAAAATATCCCTATGCCAACATTGCCCTTCGAACCATTAAATTCTTTGTGGTCGATATTGACGTTCATGAAAATGAAGCAAATGGTTTTGATTCAATCAAACAGTATGAACATCCCGAATACTTTCGCAAAACGTTAGAACAAAAAACAGCTGGTGGTGGTCGTCAATTGTTGTATTTAAAACGTAATGATATGACGATTCAGCAAAACATTGGTTGGCTACCTGGTGTTGATATTAAAGCCCATCCAAATAATTATGTGGTCGTCGCACCAAGTAGTAACCACGGCAAGCTATACGAATGGTTAAATAAACGGCCAATTGTGACGGCAAGTCCAGAATTAGTGAAGGCAATCAATCAAGAAAAGATCACTAATTACACCCCAAAAGATTTAAAGTTCAGCGGTGGTAAAACCACAACCACGCATTTATTTGAACAAATCACGCAGGGACTAGGCGAAACCGGCGGTCGTAATAATGCATTAGCAGCCTTCATCGGTGGGTTATTGTTTCGCAATGTGGATGCTGAAATTGTATATCAGTTGGCAATGATGGCTAATCAAAACACGCCAAAATCATTATCAATCAATGAGTTTAACCGAACTTTTGATTCAATGGTTAAGAAAGAAATTAAGCGAAGGGAGGATAGCGATTAATGGCAATTGACGAAGAGATCGATAAGCTAAAAAAGTTACAAGAAAAACAAAATAAAGTTGCCGAAATGCCAATTCAAGGTTTGAAACTGAACAAAGACGGTGCGATTCGAGCAAACAGTATTCACAATATTGGTGTGATTCTGGAGCGTGATCCGTTGCTAGCAGGCAAAATTGCTTTTAATGAATTTACCTACGAAATTGAGTTGTTACAGGATATTCCTAAATTGATGCTGGAAAAAGGCGTGATTGATGACGATTATCCACCGGCAATCTTGAATTACATCGAAAGTAAATACAACGTCCTGTTCTCTGACAAATTATTAAATGGTGCGTTAGTCAACGTGGCCAGGAAAAATGTGTATAACCCAGTACTGGATTACTTTGAAGATTGCTATCAAAAGTGGGATGGCCAAATTCGATCAGATGATTTTTTGCCCGATTTTCTCGGTGTCGAAAAATCGGCTGTGACAGCATTGCAAACCCGTTTGTTTTTTGTTGGAGCAGTTGCTAAAGTCTATAAACCGGAAATGAAGTTTGATTATGTTTTGGATTTAATTGGCGGTCAGGGTGCCGGAAAAACCACCTTACTGAAGAAGGTTTCCAACGGTTGGTACACTGATCAGTTTACCGATTTTGAAAACAAAGATAATTATTCAAATATGTTACGAGCTTTAATTATCAATGATGATGAAATGACCGCGACTAACAACAGTAGTTTTGAAATCCTGAAAAAGTTTATCAGTTCGGAAATCCTGGAGTATCGCAAACCATATGGACGACATACTGTACGGCGTTACAAGAATTTTGTAATGGCACGAACAACCAACGAATTAACTTACTTGAAAGATAAGACGGGTGAACGGCGGTTCCTACCGAATTTAGTTAATAAACGGTTACAAAAGAAATCTCCATTAACCGATTTGAAGCAAGATTATATCGATCAGTTGTGGGGTGAATTCACTGCATATTACCAGGACGGCTTCAGTTTCATGTTAAACGAAGCAGAGGAGGAATTATTAAACAAACACCGTTCGGCGTTTATGTATGTAGATGAACAAGAAGGAGCTATTGAGCAATGCTTACAACAGTGGCAAGACGATTTCATTACCACTTCACAGATTGCTAAATTTATGGGTGAAGACAATTTAATTAACAATCCAAAATTAGCAAGAAAAATTAAGTACGTCATGGACAACCATCACGATTGGCAAGTTGCTCAAAAACGATTTGGAAATGTTTCTCAAAGGGGGTATCGAAAACGAATACAGTGAATACAGTATGCATACGGAAATTTCCGAAGGTGTATGCACCCGAAAACCATTGGGACACATGGCCTTAATACCACTAAGAATACACTGCATACACTTATTATAATAATAATAATAATATATATACCCTGTATATAGCCTATATATAGAGTGTTGAAAAAGTGGTGTATGCATGTATGCAAAACCCTGTGACCCCTGGGAGAGTAAGAACAAACAACTATTTTCGGTGTAAACATTTACTGTATACGTGTATTCAGATGAATTATGACAGCAGAACATAAAATACAAAATGACATTCGCGTTGAGCTTTCAAAACATGGTTGCACCGTGTTTAGAGCTAACGTCGGTAAAGTGCTGATGAAAAATAACCGGTGGTTTGATACCGGTTTACCACGTGGCTATCCCGATTTATTCGGGTTCAAACACTCAGATGGAAAAATATTCTTTATTGAATGTAAAAACGAAACGGGACGATTGCGTGATGATCAGAAACGGTTTGCAAAATTTATTAAGCAATATCCAGTGTTATACGGCGTGGCTCGTTCTGTAGATGACGCGTTAAAAATTATTGGAGAGTGATAGTCATGAGTAAATTAAGCGCTGATTTAATCCAAGCCGTCCATGCGGTGGAAGCTAAGTATGGCAGTACCAGCAAAGCACCGTATATTGTGATTCGAAGGCTAATGAAGAGAGAACTCACTCATGAAGCCATTGCGTTAAAACTTGGTTTGAGCTTGTCAACAGTTAATAAGCGAATTCGACAAATTGGGGCAGGTGAAGGTCATGAAATTGCTGGAAACTAAAATTAATCGTTATTACAAACGGATTGAGCAACATCGAATGATACATCATGCATTCTTTACCAGGTTATTGGAAGCTATCCGTGATTGCGAAGATGCTTATGGTTCTGTCATGGATGTTCCCAATGATAGTAAAGAAATGTGGATGATCCGTCAGTGTGTTGAGAATGAACCGGTGATTGAATTTAAAGAGTTAACATTCCCGGAAATGTCGGTAACAAAAGTTTATCGCGTCCGTAAAGACGTAGGGCGCCTCGTTGAAATGGGATTCAATGCCCGTCAAATTAGCCACATCCTGGAAGTTCAATTGAAGTATGTTCGCACCACCATTCGGCGTTATCGAGACACCCGGTATTCGTCTCAAAGAAAGGATAAAACAAATGAAAATTAAAAATATTGATTTATACAATGCTTATATAAATTCACCAGAAGGTAGTAGTTCAACTGATAAGATTCGGAATTTGCTAATCGATATCGCGGCAAATGGAATTGATTATGAACAAGATGAACTTGAAAATTTAATTTACGCTATTTTAAACAACGATCTTATCGAATACCAGAAACCTAAGTATCGTGTCCGGCTTAATGGCATGGTTGGTAGTAATGGTCAACAATATGTATCTCGACGAGTAGATGATCGTGGTGGGTATTTCATCTGTGGAATTCATAACCCACACGTTTGTCGAGGCGAAATTACGCAGCAATTTACACGTGATGAAGCTGGGTTTTTGAAGGATTTGTTAAATAATTCAAGCATTCAAAGTGTGGAGGAAGACAAGTGAACAGTTTTAGCATTGATAAGGTAAATAAGCTAATTGGGGTTGATGAATCATATCAAGCTCCGGATGCTTTAATGAAAATATTATGGGACAAGTCCAAAAGAGAAAAATTGTTTATGAAGTTTCTTAACATTAGTCACAATGTTTCCGATGACTGGTTTCGGGATTATTTTCAAGAAGTTCAAAGCGACAGGGGAAAGAAGAAACAGGATTTCACGCCATTATCAGTTTCAAAGTTGATGGTTAGACTAGCTGATAACGGATCCACCTATTTTGAACCGGCTGCTGGAACCGGAGGGATTCTAATCAATAGATGGAACAGTGATAGGATGAAAACAACTCCTTTCGATTACTTGCCGTCTAAATATTTTTACCAAGTGGAAGAATTGGGAGATTCTGCAATTCCCTTTTTGATTTTTAACATTTTGATCAGAGGGATGAATGCAACCGTAGTTTATGGTGATTCGCTTAGCCGAGGTGTTAAACAAGTATTCTTTTGCCAAAATGAAAATGACGATTTTTTGGGATTTTCTTCTTTGAATGTGATGCCACACAGTGAGCAGGTCAAAAAGTATTTTAAAGTTAACGAGTGGGTAAGAAGCCCGTTAAACCATATTGAGTCTAAAAAAATACCTAGTAGATTATCAAAACTAATTATGGAGGCAGAAAAATGAACAGACAAATTAAATTTAGAGCATGGCATATGCCGTTTGGGCCTAAAGGGCCAATGCAAGATATGGTACATGGAAAAGCTAGTAGTATTTTGGCGCTTGCTGAGATGTCACCAGATGAGTATATCGTTGAGCAATATACCGGCCTGAAAGATGCCAATGGCAATATGATTTATGAAAATGATATTATCAAATATTTTGGGGCAAATAAACGTGTAAAAATTAAAACCACTTACGGAATTGTTTTTTATGACTCAGAACATGGATGTTTTAATTCTCGCATTCAAAACAAAGAACATAACAAAGGTGGAATTAGTCCATTAAACGATTTGATTATTGGTAACGTGCACAATAACCCAGAACTATTGGAGGCATAGCATGAATAAGATATATCAAAAGCAACCAATTCAAGCTTTAAAAAGTAAGGAGAAAAGAAATGCTAGTAAGCGAATTTGAAAAAAGAATTAAAAATATTGATAGTCACCTTTATGTAGGAAAAGGGTATGAATTTACTAAAGCATTTGACGTTTATTATTCCAAAATTGATAAGGACAAGTTTGTTTTAAGTGTTGGTGAAAATGGTAAGCTGGATACTTTCAACAGTGGGTTTGAATATCTTAGCAATAAAAAGAAAAGGAAGTTATTGATGGCTTGTGTTGATATGGCTATGACGCCTTTAGACAAACGTGTTGAACATAAGTGGAAAGTAATTGTCGGTAATGATAGTTCCGGATTATGTAACATTATTTGCTGGAAAAAGTCAGAAAAGTCAGATAGTGATTTCCCATATTTACTATGCTTATCAAATTCAATTTTTTCTGCCTATGATGATGCTATTTTTACCGATGAAGAGTTTAGCGATTTGATTAAGTATATCAGGACACTTCCGGATGGAGAGTATCAAGCAAAGGTTGCTGAACACGGTAAGACGGAAGTTAAAGGAGAGTTAAAATGAAAACTAAAGAGTTTATTAGCAAAATGAATGAGATAGCAGATGCTGAAATAGATTCATCGAATACAGTCATTAACATTGATTTCCCTGCAGGAGAAACAGTAGGTTGGGTTTCAATTGATGATTTCGGAGCAGTTGACACATCTGGTATAGCGTTTCATAGTATGAAAAACAAAGAAGAAGTTGTTAAATTGATATTTGAATATGCTCTAACACATTTAGATGAACGTGAAGATGAGCCAAAGTTTCGGGTGAGAATGCTACCCGGAGAATCTAATTGGGAAGTTTATTTAAATCTAGGTAAACGCAGCAAAGATTTATTTTTAGACGAACCCGATGAAACTGATGAGGTTCAAACCATTTTCACTAAATCAGAATACGATAAATTACAACAAAAATACTCTGAATGGTTGCCTAAATTTGATGAAAAAGATCCACACTTTGAGTTTTTGGAGGCAGATAAATGAGCGATGATATGGAAAATTTTAGTAACGAACTGGATTCAATTATCGATAATCTTTCAAAACTTGAATTTTCAAAAAAAGAGGAAGCCTCGCATCAACTGTTGGAGAGTTCCGCAAGACTTACCTCTTTGAGTAATCAGCTACTTGTTGTGCATGGAAAATGAAAGGGGAATCTCAATGTTACTGCAAGAAACTAAAAATTATGTGGAATATGTCTTATTACCAGAAAATATGGATGGATATAACCGGGCAAATAATATTGCTTTAGAGGTTTTAGATGACATTGAATGGGTGGGAGATGGTGATGAGATGGTCCAGCCTACAAGGCTGGCCAGAAACATCGCTGCTAATCGCAAAGAGTTTACTGACTACAAAAATGGGGGTGATTAAGCTGAAAAAAGCTTTGTTTGATTATATTGCGGAGATTATTTCTGATTATCCCCAAACTAATCAATATATTAAAAAACGTGAAGACGAATTGACCAATCAGTTCCAAGAATTTCGTGATGAAAATGTGGGCGGTGGCCGAGCACAATACAAGAACAACACTGGGGTTCAAGACATGGCCATTACCTTAGCAATTGATAAACGCTTGAACACGTTGAGGCGACATGCAAAGGCGGTGGAACAGTGTTTAAATGAGTGTGATTCGGATACTAAGGCAATCATTGAAGAATTGTACATTAAGCAGCATCCCACCCTTAATGTTTACGGGGTCGCGGAGAAGGTAAACTTATCTGCTAGCCAAGTAAAACGAAGACGGCTGAAATTCTTTGAACATCTCTCCAATAAATTAGGCTTATAAAGATGCGCCAAAAATGAGCCAAATGGCCTGTTTTTAAGTGTTAAATTGGTAGTATAGAAAATTTGGCGATAGTTGTGTGGCTGCATGGTGTGTTAGCGGAGTTCGATTCCCCGTCAGTCACGTTGTTGATTGGACTTGTATCAAAGTAAATTCTTCCTAAAAATTAATGAGTAGTACCCGTCCAGTCAACGAACATGCAGCTCACGCAAAAACAAAAACTTGTATGTTATGTTGTCTAGAACTTGAACTGTAGTGAGTTACATGATGCCTGCGGCGGAAAACGTGGGCTTTTATTTTGCAATGAATTAGCTGGTAAAGTTAGCTAGGTGATGTAACTTCGGGATAAATCGTTTCTGCCTCATAAGCAGTGAAAGAAGTGGCTACAAATGGGACTGGCACCGGCCTCTCCCATTTAAATACATAGGAATGACATTATGAAATTAAGGAGGCTTGCAAAATGACAAAACTAACAATTAAACAACAAAAGTTTGCTGACGAATATTTAATTAGCGGCAATGCCACACAAGCCGCCTTAATGACTGATGAAATTCGTCATATTCGAAGCATGCAAGACCCAATTAAACAACAAATTAAGGCCGCGGAGTGTTTATTGAAACGGTGCTTATGTAAGAAATTCAATTTAAAAATCTGCGTTGACGGATTAGCGGTAATTATTTCGATCAACGCCACTTCATATCAGAAGATGGCAGCACGAGTACTTTTAAATTATTATCTTGGGGTTCATCAGACAAATAACTTAATTGAACAATCGGCGGTCATCACTGATCGTGAGGATATGTTAGTAAAGCGTTGGAGGAAACGAGTCCTCGAAAGGGATAAATATACTTGCCAGCATTGCGGAAGCCATTTAAATTTATGTGCACATCATATTTCATATTGGTCAAATGATCCAGTAAACCGAATCAATGTAGACAACGGAATTACCCTTTGTAGCTCATGTCATGCAGAGGAACATAGAGGTGAGCGGGTTTATAATTTGATGGCTAAAAAGTGCTAACAGAAAGGAGAGATTGCATGATAACGAAGAATCAACAGAAGGCAATTGAATTAATGTTTGAGGGTAATCTCTCACAAAAAGAAATTAGCGCTCAATTAAAAATTCATCCAACAACACTTTCTAGGTGGAAAAGGGACAAAGGTTTCATTGAAGCAATGCGGCTATATACTAATGAAACCATTTCACGATCGACACCAAAAGCAATGAGTACAATGCTGAAACTTTTAAATGCTCGGAGTGAATTGGTTAGATATAATGCTGCTAAAGATTTGCTTGACCGGGCCGGCTTCATCCCCACTCAGAAACATGACATTAACGCTAATGTTAATCCGATTCAGATTCTTGATGATGTTCCGCCGGAGAGTGATCGTGATGGTTAGATTATCATCCCTCATCGCTCCTTCATTTTACAAGCTGCATTGGGATTTAAAGCAACATAAACATTCAAACTATTGGTTAAAGGGAGGACGAGGTTCAACCAAGTCCTCTTTTATTTCGCTTGAAATTGTAATGAGAATTATGATTGATCCTGACGCCAATGCAATTGTACTACGGAAAGTTGCGGCAACATTAAGGGATTCAGTGTTTGACCAGTATTTATGGGCAATTGATCAATTAGGTGTTTCGGACCTGTGGCTAGATTCCGTTAGTCCAATGCAGTTAACTTACTTACCAACCGGTCAACAGATACGGTTCAAGGGTGCTGATAAACCGCAGAAAGTTAAGTCGCAGAAGTTTCGGCGTGGTTATACAAAATTCAAACACTACGAAGAAGCTGCCGACTTTAATGGTATGGTTGAGATTCGAAACATTAATCAGTCACTTAACCGTGGTGGTTCAAATATTATAACGTTTTATAGCTATAATCCACCAGCTTCCCAAAACAATTGGGTTAATGAAGCTAGTGATGCAGCGACCTTACGTGAAGACACGTTGGTTCATTCGTCTGATTATCGTTCGGTTCCTAAAGCATGGTTAGGTAAAGAGTTTTTAGCTGATGCAGAACAACTAAAGAAAGATAATCCTAAAGCTTATGCTCATGAATATCTGGGTGAGGTTACTGGTACTGGTGCTGAAGTCTTTAACAACCTTACCATAAGAGAGATTACTGATGAAGAAATATCACACTTCGATAAGATTTACCATGGTCTGGACTTTGGTTTTGCTCATGATCCATTAGCTTATGGTGATGCTTATTGGGACTCGGCAAGGCGCCGAATCTTTTTATTTAACGAAATTTATCAAGTCGGCATGACTAACCGTGAAGCTGTGGAAGCTATCAAGAAGCTTAATCCAATGAATGAACCAGTGATTGCTGATTCAGCAGAACCCAGAACCATTGCTGAATTTCGAGACTTAGGCATCAACGTAATGGGTGCTAAGAAAGGTCCTGGTAGCCGTGAGCATGGTTTTAAATGGTTACAGGACTTACGAGAGATTGTGATTGATCCTCGTCGTTGCCCGAACACGGCTCGCGAGTTTAAAGGTTATGAGTTAGCTAAAGATGCCAATGGCAATTTTAAAGCCGGTTATCCAGATGGTAATGACCATACGATTGATAAGACCAGATACGAATTGGAATCACTTATGAAGAAAGGAGGCTTCGTTCCTTGGAAATGAAACAGATGCAGGACTTACTAAAAGCCACTGATAAACGACGCAACAGATTCAATCATCAGTTCCAACAATCATTACGCTATTACAAAAATGAGAACGATATTACTAATCGTAACAATGGGGAATCTAAGCTTAATGAACATGGTAAAGACGACATCCTACGTTCAGCAGATAATCGAGTATCTCATAATTTCCACGAGTTGTTAGTTGACCAAGAAGCCGGTTACTTGACTACTGTTCCACCAGATATTGACGTTCAAGACGATAGCTTGAATGACAAGATTACTGACACACTCGGCGACGAATTCAAGCTGCGATTGAATCAGTTAGTTGTTGACGCTGCCAATGCTGGTGTTGGCTGGCTGCATTACTGGATTGATGATGATAATCAATTCCGTTATGGGATTGTACCTCCTAGTCAAATCACCCCAATCTATTCAAGCGATCTTAATCGTAAACTACTAGCAGTTAGGCGAACCTATCAACAATTAAATCCAAAAACTGGTAAACAATTCAGTATCCATGAATATTGGACTGATAAAGATTGTACTGTCTTTAAGTCCGAACGACCCAATTACACAGACTTGGAGCTATGTGAAGACTGGTTTTCAATTTACGATGTTAGCAGTGGAGCAGAGACCGGAACGAGTAGCAAATTAAACCATGGTTTAGGCAAGATACCGTTTATCCCATTCAGTAAGAATAAATACGAATTGCCGGACCTCAAGAAGTATAAAGGCCTGATTGATGTCTACGATAATGTCTATAACGGCTTTGTAAACGATGTTGATGATATCCAGCAGGTCATTCTAATTCTTACAAACTATGGCGGTGAATCACTTGAAGAGTTCAAGAAGACGCTTAAGGAAGCTCATGCAATTAAAGTTAATAATGTTGGTGGCACTGATAAATCTGGCGTTGATAAACTCACAATTGATATTCCTGTAGAAGCTCGCAACACATTGTTAGAATCAACGAAAGCAGATATCTTTACGTATGGTGAAGGAATTGATCCGGCAGACTTTAAGAATGATAGCAACGCTTCTGGAACAGCCATTAAAATGCTGTATAGTACGTTGGAATTAAAAGCTGGCACAACTGAAAGTTACTTTACCGATTCGTTGAATACCCTTATCCGTGCCATCATGAATTGGATGGGAGTTAGCGATGCTGATAGTCGATCGATTAATCAAACTTGGCATCGCAATCAAGTCCAGAATGGCCTGGAGAAAGCCCAGACCGTTTCACAAGTTGCTCAATACAGTTCTGAAGAAGCCATTGCCAAAGCTAATCCAATTGTAGATGATTGGCAGCAAGAGCTACAGGATCGTCAGGATGACATTGTAAAGCGAGATGGTTATGACAATCCCGATGCATTGAACAGTTTGAACGGCGGTGAAGATGATGAGCCAACAAAGTAATCAAACATATTGGACACGGCGATTTCTCGCCGTTAAGGCTAAGCAATTAAAGAATACTGAAGACTATGAACGGGCTTTACAACCGGAGCTAAATGGTCTATATCAGGCGCTTCATAAAGACCTAGAAGGTTGGTACGTTCGTTATGCGGCGAATGCTGGGATTACTAAGGAAGAAGCCCAAAAGCTTTTAGCTAACATCAACACCAAACACTGGGAGCTGACACTTAAAGAGTTTGAGCACCTGGCTAAAGAAGGTGGCCACGATCAGGAGCTTAACTCTGAATATTACAAGTCACGGATTGCCCGACTACAATACCTTGAAGCTCAACTGAGACAGCATACTTCGAGCTTTGCGGGTTCTCAGACCGAATCAATGCGCAAAGAGCTAGCCAAACAGTACGATGAAACGTATATGCGGACGAACTATAATCTACAAGCCGCTAAGGCCCAGATAACCGCTAATTTCGCAAGATTCAATGAAGCCCAGTTAAGGATTGTGGTCTCAGAGCCATGGGGCAAAGATGGTAAAGACTTCTCAAAACGGATATGGAGAAACTACCGCAAGGAGATGCCGTCGATGCTGATGGACACGGTGCTTCGTGGTACCTTGCTTGGCTATTCAGAACCTAAGATAGCTCAGATGTTCCATGCTCGGTTCCAAGATGTTGAGAAAAACAATATTCATCGCTTGGTGATCACTGAGATGGCTCACGTCCAAGAAGAGGCCACGGCCAAGGGCTATGAAGAAAATGAGATTGAAGAGTATGAGTACATGGCGACACTTGAATCGCATACCTGTGAAGTCTGTGCCAAGCTGGATGGACAGCGTTTTAAGGTCAGTGAACGCGAGCCTGGAGTTAACTATCCACCAATTCATGCTCGTTGCCGTTGTACTACCGTACCGTGGATTGAAGGATTACCAGAAACTAAAGAACGTTGGATGCGCGATCCCAAAACCGGCAAGGGCAAACTCATTAAGAATATGACCTTTGATGAGTGGAAGAAACTAACTGATATTAAATAATGTTCAACCTTGCTCCTAAGTATGAGCGTAATAAACTGCTTATTTTTTATACCTTGAACGTGGCCGCCCCACGTAAATCTAGCGAGAGAGGATGTATGTATTATGAAACGAGAAGAACTAAAGAACTTAAATGTACCAGAAGAAGCAATTGATAAGATTATGTCAATGAATGGTGCTGACATTGAGAAAACTAAGTCAGGCTTTGGTGATGTGGATGCAATTAAGCAGGAAAACGATACGCTGAAGACTCAGCTGAATGAACGGGATAAAGATTTAAAGGGATTACAGAAGCAGGTTAAGGATAATGAAGATCTATCCAAGCAGTTTACAGACCTTCAGGATAAGTACAAGACCGATACTGAAACTCTCAATCAACAACTATCTCAAACCAAGCTCAACAGTGCCCTAAGTAACGCTTTGACTGCTGCTAAAGTTCGTAATCCCAAAGCTGCTGAAGCATTGCTGGATATGGACAAGATTAAGTTAACCGATGACGGTAAGCTGGATGGTTTGGATGATCAACTAGCTTCCATTAAAGAATCTGACGGCTATCTTTTTGATAAAGGCACGCAAGGCCACTATGATCCTAAAGGTGGCAATGGTTCTGCTGATACAGACGAAGTTCAAACACTTGTAGACGCATTTAAACAATAAGAAAGAAGGAAATAATTTATGGCAACAATTAACTATGCTGAAGCTTATCAACAAGCGATTCAGCAAGCATTCTATGATGGTCATCTGTTCTCACAAGACTTATGGAACTCACCATCTAACAACGTGATTAAATTTGATGGGGCTAAGCACATTAAAGTACCTCGTTTAACAATTGATGAAGGGCGTAAGGATCGTGCCCGTCGAACAATTACTCAACCAGCTGCTAACTATAGTAACGATTGGGATTCTTACGAGTTGACTAATGAACGTTATTGGAGCACCTTAGTCGATCCATCTGATGTGGATGAATCCAATATGGTTATCAGTATTGCTAACATTACTAAGCAATTTAACTTAGACGAAAAGATGCCTGAAATGGATCGTCAGATGTTTAGCAAGCTATATTCTGAAAAAGTTGCAGCTAATGATGGTGGTATTACAACTGATACCCTCGATGAGAAGAACATTCTGACAGCCTTTGACCAAATGATGGTTGATTTTGATGAAGCTCGAATCCCTGGTACCAATCGTATTTTGTATGTAACTCCAGCTATTAATGCTATCTTGAAACGAGCAGAATCAATTAATCGTTCATTAGTATTGAAAGATGCCAACAAGGTTCAACGAACAGTTTACAGCTTGGATGATGTCACTATTAACGTTGTCCCATCTGATTTGATGCAAACTGCTTTTGACTTCTCGGTAGGTTCAAAGACCGTTGACAGTGCTCAACAAATCCAAATGTTCTTAATCTACAACGGTGTCCAAATTGCACCGCAGAAATACTCATTTGTTGGTTTTGATGCACCATCGGCTGCTAATAGTGGTAACTACTTATACTATGAGCAATCTTATGATGATGTTTTGCTGCTTAAGACCAAAACTAAAGGAATTCAATTTGTTGTAGCACCTGCCCCTGACCCAAAAGTGTAAGCCCCGCCAATCCCAAAGCGGCGGCTGACCAAGGTGGGGCTACCTTTAGTGGAGACTAGTTTAAAGAAAGAAGGCTATTAATTTGGCGGATCGAACAAAGCAACAATTAAAGGTTTATCAAGGCGATGAATTAATCGCAACTAGTGACACTGGTAAAACATCGGTACATGCTGACTTGCCGGAAGGAGATTATCCAGCAGGTACATTTAAAGAAAGTTTTTATGATACAGAAGATAAAACTGAATCAGACAAAGTCGATGTTCCAAGTGTACTATCTTTACATTTACCGGAGACACCACAAGTTAGTTTAGAAGCTGGCGACGGAAAAGTTACGGCAACTTATGCCAAGATCGCTGGGGCAACAGGTTACGAAATTTGGGAAAAGAAAGCTTCAGAAGATTGGCCGACTACTCCATTTAAAACGGTTGATGATGATACATTAAGCGTTGATGTAACTGGATTAACTAATGGTACAGAATATACAGTAGCTGTTGTTGCGGTTAATGCTTATGGAAAATCTGATATTGAAGGTGAAGGAGCTAGTGGACATGTGACACCAATGGCTCCAACAGTTGATGTGACCGGAGTGACGCTTACAACAGATACACCGCTAAATCTTAAGGTAGGAGACACGCATCAGATTTCAGCTAATATTGAGCCTGATGATGCAACTGATAAGGCACTTACCTATGATTCTGCAGATGATACTTTGGCAACGGTTGATGATAAAGGAAACATCACTGCAGTAAAAGACGGTGAAGTAGATGTTGTGGTTGCTTCTCATGCTGATCCAACTAAGAAAGCTACTTTACATCTGGTAATTTCTGCTGCAAGTTAAGGATGTGATTTAAATGGAACAACACCCACGATTGGATGAGTTACTAACCAAAGTTAAATTGTTAATGCCAAACAGTCAAAATAATGCGGGGTACGATGCTATTGTTGAATTTACCTTGGAGAAAGTTATTAACGATGTGGCAAATTACACGCATTTGGCAATTCCAGAATTGCCTGAAGAATTAGACCACACGATTATTGCTTTGTGTGTTCAATTAATTATCACCCATAACTTTCTGGGTGGTGGAGTCACGACATCAGTTAATTCAATTAATGAAGGTGATACGACGGTATCATTTAAATCACCAGCTGACGTTTATGCTACGCTTCAAGGGGTGAATTCATTAACCAATAACTATTTGGCTCAGCTTAATAACTTTCGGGTGGTGAAGTGGTGATGACTTTGCAGGATGCTTTTAAGCAAATGAGTGATGTTTTACCAACCCTCTGGTTTGATCGGGTGAAGATTACTGGTGTTAAAGAAGTTCAGCATGGGTCCATTACTGATACCGAACCCGTAACGATTGTGGATGGAGAACCAGCCAAGATTTCACGCAAATCGCTTAAACCGTCTGACCAGAAAGACTTTGGAACGGATGAGTACGATGTGGTGATGTATATTCGGACAGGCATTGATATTCCGGCTGGCTGTAAAGTATACGTAACTGATGTTAATGGTCATACCGTTGAATACAAGCAATCTGGTAAAGCTTATACCGGCTACATTTCCCATCAGGAAGTTGCTTTGATTCGTAACGAAAAAGCAAAGGAGGAATCCTAATGGCAAGTTTCATGCGCATTGATGATGCTCAGTTTCAAACCTTTGTAAAACGGGTTGGTAATAAAGTAGAAGCCAAGGAAATTGTGCATGATGTCGGTAATGGAATGCGTAAGTTAGCAGCTGAATCAACTCGTAAAGTGAAAGCTAGAACACCAGTCGACACCGGTAACTTGCGAGGTGGTTGGTCAACCTCCGGAATGAACTATGCTGGTGCCGGCTTTTCCTTTACATTAGAGAACAATGTTGAGTATGCACCATTCGTTGAAAATGGTCATCGTACTCGTGGCGGCAAAGGCTGGGTCAATGGCCAATTCTTTTTGAAGAAGACCGTTGTGGAAATTCAAGGTGAATTCCCAGAAATATGGCAACCGATCTTTGACAAAGCATTAAGGGGGTTATTCGGTTGATGGATATTGTAAATCGAATTGCTGATCAATTGAATAGCTTATTTCCGAATATGCCAATTTATCGGGAACAGCAATCAGGCGGATTTAAAGAACCGTCTTTTTTTATACACCGAATTACATCCACGGTTAAACCGGAACTGTTTCAACGGCAGAACCGCAGTTATCACTATCAATTAGTTTATTTTCCTCAAACTGATCATCCAGAAGCTGATATGGAACAGATGGAAGAAACCTTGTTGGATCGCTTCCTATTATTAGACGAGTTTGCCACTATTCGAAACCGAGAGTTCGAAGAGGTGGATGGAGCACTAACAATGACATTTATGGTTAATCTTCGAGCATATTCCGAAGACTTAGATACTAAAATGGAGAATTACGATCCAACAATTACGCACAAGGAGGCGTGAATTTGTACAGTAAGCAAGCATTAATCACCTCAACCGGATTCACTCCGATTGAACGTGACATTTTGACAATTGTTTTAAATGATGATCGGCAATATTCGCTGATCCAAGCTAAAAATTTAATTCGAAAATTTAAGGAGGCTTTTTAAATGGCAGGTGGAACATGGACTACACAAAACAAACGGCGTCCTGGAGCATATATCAATGTGGTTGGTATTAAGCCGGCGACTAGCGACAGTACTTTAGGAACTACACTATTAGTTGGATCTAAAGATTTAAATTGGGGCCAACCAGGTGTGACGCCATTAACGATTGATTCAGATTTCCGTCAAGCACTGGGGATTAATTCATTAGATGATTATCCTGCTTTACGTGAGGCTTTCAAGGGTGCTACCAAGGTCCTTTATTTGAATAATAACGGTGGCAAGAAAGCTTCCGTGAGCGATGATCTCATCCCCTGGACATTTACTGCTAAATATCCAGGGACATTCGGTAATAGCTTATCGGTGGTTGTTGAAAAAGATCCTAATGATACTTCTGATGATCCTTTATTTACAGTAACAACTTTAGCAGGAACAACTGTGGTTGATACAACTTCAATTCGTCAGTCATTAGTTAAGCATTTACCATCCAACGCCTACGTTGAAGTGGCATACACTTACCAAGACGGGACGACATCGGTAGCTAATCCTAACGCCTCTGTCACTCAAGGTGGAGCAGATTTTACTGGTGAAACTATTGATGAGGATAACCCAATAACTAAGTTTACTGGTTCTCATACATTTACGTTGCAAGCCGGAACTACCGAAACGGTCGATGTGACAACGTTGTTAGATGATGCCTTGGAAAATGAAGCTTACGCAGTTGTTACCACAGCGGGATTTGAAGTAACCAGTACGATTCATTCCTTGGTAGCTCAAACTATTAAGCGTATCCGTGAAAATGAAGGTTACAAAGTGCGCGCGGTAATTCCGTTTGCTACCGGTCAAACCAGTCCTGATTACGAAGCTGTGACTTTAGTTCCTCAAGGTGTGGTATTGAGTGATGGTTCGGAGTTAGATGCCACTACCGCAGCTGGTTATGTTGCTGGAGCTGAATCAGCGGCACAACCAAATGAATCTTTGACTTACAGTACCTATCCTGATGCTGTGGATGTATTGCCACGTTATAACAATGAAACGACTATTAAAGCTCTCAATGCGGGGCAATTAGTATTTACTCGCAAACGTGATGGTTCAGTTGTCTTTGAACAAGATATTAACAGTTTAGTGACAATCCCGGATGGCAAAACCCAGGACTTCTCTAAAAATCGAGTTGTTCGTGCGTTAGATGAAATTGCCATGAATACTCATGATGTCTTTGAACAACAGTTCATTGGCAAAGTAACTAATAATGATACCGGTCGTGACCTATTCAAAGCTAACCGTATTAGTTATTTAAATAGTTTAGTGGGTAACGGAACCATTAATAGCTTTGATAATGACGATATTACCATTGCTCAGGGTGACGACAAAGATTCAGTGTTGGTTAACATTGCCGTTACTTCGGTTGATTCAATGGAAAAACTGTACATGACAATTAAGGTTTACTAAGGAGGTAATCGATAATGGCAACAACATTAGGCGAAGTATTAAATGGCCGTGATACAATTTCCACCAAAGACGCGACTGTATATTTAACTATTAATGGGCAAAACATTCCGTTAATTGAATGTAATGAATTGACAGTCAAGCTGGAAAAGAACAAAGAAGATGTCCAAGTCTTAGGGAACCATTGGAAGAAGAAAAAGGTCACCTCTGTAGCTGTCTCTTATACACATCTCCGAGCCCACGAGACGCGTAGTAATCTCG